GGAGCAGGCACGGGCATAGCCGGAGCAGGCACGGGCATAGCCGGAGCAGGCACGGGCATAGCCGGAGCAGGCACGGGCATAGCCGGAGCAGGCACGGGCATAGCCGGAGCAGGCACGGGCTGTTGCATCGCCCACTCCACACCGGTCCAGACATACCCCTCATCCCGGAGTATTTTGATCGCGGCCAGCGCATCCGCTTGGGCAGGCGCGGCAGTTCGCTCCCGCAACTTCTCCTCGAGCCCTGCGCACTTCTCTTGCAGCTGGGCTACCGTTTTGTGCGCCCCATCAAGCTCGGTCCCCAGGTTACTGACTTGGTCGGCCAAGCCCCGAAACTGATCGCACATATCCAGGTGGAGGGTCAGCAAACGTTTTAAAGTTTTCATAGTTGATTCTCGTCGTTGATAAATCCGGCGTCGCCGCCGAGGGATAAAATAAGTTCCGCGAACCGGAGCTGGGCCATTTCGTGGTCATCGCCCGACCACTGCCAGTCCTCGCGCTTGACCTCACGGCACCAGAAGCGCCCGAAGGTCATGCCGACCATTTCTTGGGTGATCACCACCGGGTCACACCCGATCAGGTCGGCTGACTTTATCTCGTCGCTTATCCGCTGTGACTGGTTGAGTAGCCCGTACCGAAGGAACGTCCCGTCCGCCAGGTACGCCGCGCCCTTGTTGTTCTTCCAGGCCCGGCCGCCGCGCTTTGACATAGCCACTTTGACTCGAGCCTCTACCGCCGCTTCTGAGGCGCCCTCCACGGGCTGCAGCCGCTCGTCATAAATGCCCATGTGCGTTTGGTAGCTGCGGATCTGCTCGAGGCTCAGCCCCTCCAGCTTGGCCCATTCAAAGAAGGTCACGGAAGTTACGCTCCAGGTAGCCGGTGAGGTTGCCGTAGCCGTCCGACAGGCCGATGGTGCCTTCAGGTATGGAAGTAATCCGCGCCTCGCCCACCCACTCGGTGGCGAAGTCTCCGTAAATGAACACCGTGCGTTCCGATAGGCGCCCGCGGGTTATCAGGATCTTGAAGGACTCCCGAGCTATGCCCTGCTCAGGCTCTGGCCCGTTCCAGGCGAACGGCTCAGGCTGGGGCGGGTAGGGCTTGAGCAGCCGACGCACCAAAGCGCCCCAAGGCAAACAGCAGATCAAGCCGATAGACACCGCGCATTTAATCAACAGTTCCAGTGCGTCCAACGGGTTCATAGTTTCGCTCTCCAGTAGCGGGCATCCTCGATAGCCTCGCGGCGCACTTGACGCAACTCCTTGCGAGGAGCACCAGGCACCTGCCAACTGTCGCGGGACGCCTCACGGGCCACACGCAAACAGGCTTGAAACTTATTTCGGTTGTTCATAGATCACCTCAGTAGCAGAACCACCCCGGACAGTGGGCGCACTTAGCACCCCCACCCGGCGCAGCTTTAATGTCGTGCGTGCAATCTGGGTCTGAATTCCACAACTCGTTCCAAGGGCCGGTGTTTACGGGTTGCCCGGCAACGTCCCGCTCAATCTTTGGGGCGTACTTACTAAGGCAATGTTCCAACAAATCCGCGCCGTAGGGCGGTACTGTTTTCATTCGGGTAACTCCTCGTTGTAGACAAACGCAACACTAGACCTAACTGACGAGTTCGTCAATACCGTTCTAATCTTTTCGTTGAGCGCTGCGGTGTCCGCCCGGGTCAGGGTCAAGGCGGTCATGACGTCCACGCCGAACTGGAAATAGAACCGGCGCATGGCCTCGTGGGACTGGTCGCCCTGGGCCTGCCGCCAGCCACCCCACAAAGCCATCGTCTCGCGCAGTGCGGCACGGGCCTGCATTTTCTCGTGGTGCCTGTTCTGCTGGCCGGCAGCCGCCACAGCATTGAGACCGAAGGTGTTGGGCGCGTCCTGGGCTACCTTGACCGTGTGCTCCAGCGCCAGCATGGTCTCCTGATCCAGCTCATACAGGTCGCCGTCGACGAACTCGGGGCCCTTGCGCGACGACGGAACTTGCACCTTCTCGCAGTAGGGGCACTCGCGTTTGGTCGCCTCGTACTCACCAGCGCAGGACATGCAGGTGGTGGTGGGCATGACGTCCGAAGGCTTGGCCCGCCCGCCGCGCTCCCGGTCGTTGAGGCTGTAGTCGGTGCGGTGCCCGGGCAGCCCGTGTTGCTTGACGTTGCCCACCTGGTCGATCAGGAAGCCGTAGGGCTTGTCACTGGCCGCAATGAACGCCCGGCGCTGCTCGTCGGTATAGGTCTCCCAGTGCGCAAAGATTGCCTTGTCAATAGATAGCCGGGCCGCCCGCCCCGCTTCCTGGAGGAACTTGCAATAGGACTGCGTGGGGTCTTCCATGAACACGGCGTCCAGGTTGGGGATATCCGTGCCCTCCCCGAATAGCGCCACGTTCGCCACGACCTTGACTTCCCGTCGCTCGAACTCGGCCATGGTGCGCAGCCTCACGCCGGTATCGGTCTCTCCGCTTAGCATGGCCGCGCGGATGCCCCGGGCGTTGAAGTTGCTGGCGACCAACGTCGCGTTCTTGACGTCAGGCGTAAAGATGAACGCCGTTTTGCCGGGTACTTTCGCCAGATACTGCTCGACCGCGTCGCCAGTGATCGAGGACTTACCCACGGCAGCTTGAGTGCTGGCAGCTGTAAACTCGCCGGTGGCTTTGCTCACCTCCAGGTCGGCCCGCCGGAAGTCGCCCGGGGGGCAGAACACACGCAGCGGGGTGAGGTAGCCCATGCGGGTCAGCTCGGGCATTGACGGCCCGGCGATGATGGTGTGGAACACTCCCTTGGCGTGCGCCCCGATCCCCTTACCGTCAGACCGCCCGGGCCAAGCTGTCGGACCGAGTACCCGCGCCTTGGGCGTGAACGCCAGCACCTTGCCCCAGGTGTTATCGCGTAGGACGTGGTGTGCCTCGTCTGGGATAGCCAGCGTGACCTCGGCCAGCCAGGCACCGTGTGCCCGTTGCGCTTTCTTGCCGAGTAGTGTCAGGGCCCCGCCTACCCCGGCTTGCGCCGCGGCATAGTGGAAGTGAACCCCGAACTTCTCGATCTGCAATTTAACGATGGCGCGCACCACCTCCTCGTCCGCAATGATCCGGTGCCGGATCCCGCAGCGCGCGAGGGCCATGGACAGTTGGCACACCAGCTCATTGCGGTGGGCGAAGGTAAGCGAGTTGCCCAGGTGCTTGCGGATGCGCTCGGCCAAGATCGCTGTCTTGCCGCCGCCGGTGGGGAGCACCATGCAAATGTTGTGGGCCGGGTTGGCTGCCCAGTAGTCAGTGATGCGACGGTCCAGGTCAGCCTGGTACGGCCGCATCGTGACCAGCGAGGCGCGTACGGCGCCGGCCAGCAACGACCCCACGCTGGGGGCGAGCGACGTCACTGGTCGTAACTCAAGCAGTCTTGCATAAGGTCGTCCGCCAAGTCGTCGGGCGACCGCTCCGGGTGGGCGTAGACATATTTTGCCAGAGCGATTTGGCCCACCTTGGTTTCCTCCCGGTCCGCGCTGAAACGTACGAGCACTTTGTACTGGGCGAGCGTCGCGCCCATGTCGCGGTAATGGGCCTGGGTGTAGGCGGTGTTCGCCAGCCAGTTGCATTTTTCCAGCTCGTACGCGGCGGCCGGCGGCGCGATTGTAAAGGCCAGCACCGTGGAGCCGAGCAGCAGGCCCAGCCAGTAACGCTCAGTATTTTTCATAATTTTTAAACTCCCTATTGACGAGGTCGTCATTTAGCCCCACCATCGGCCCCGAAGTCAACCACCACCCACGAGAATTAAACATGCCTATCAAGTTAGAAATTACTGAAGCCGAATTGCTAGCCCCATCCGCCCTCAATGCGGTGGCGACTTTTCTACTCGCCCTGGGCGGCCAGGCTATTGAGTCCACTACGGTGACTCGCAAGGTCGGGGAGCTGGAGCACACGGTCACTACCACGGGGCTCTCGGGTGTTACCGAGGTGGCGCTCGCAAACGAACCTGGTGAAACGATCCTGTCTGCTGAATCCGCAGCCGCGGTGTTCGGCGGTGAGGCCCCAAAGCCTGCCGGTGCTGTCGCGCCCACCCCGCCAGCTCCAGTTGCGCCCGTTGCACCTACTGCGCCCGCGTCCACAGCTCCCGTTGCACCCAACCCGAGTTCGGGAATCGTTACAGATAAAGCCGGCCTGCCTTGGGACCGCCGGATCCACAGTGAGTCGAAGTCGATCAACAAGACCGATGGCCTCTGGCGCGCCAAACGTGGCCGCGACGAAGCGTTGACCGCGGGTATCGAGGCCGAGCTGCGCGCCGCCATGGCTGTGGAAGTCCCAAAGCCCGGCCCCGCCCCTTCTCCTACTGTCGACCCTGCGGCGGCTCCGGTCGCACCCGTTGCCCCGACGGTGGCCGCCCCTACTGCACCAGTTGCTTTGGAACAGGCCTCGACTATTCCTAAGACCCTAGGCGAGTTGATGGTAGCGGCTCAAGCGTTGGTAGCTTCCGGCAAGATTGCGTCTCTTGACGTGGTCCGGGCGACCGCCGCCGAACTGGGGATCGTTGCACTGCCGCTGCTCGGCACCCGCCCGGACATGTGCGAGGCGGTCTATAACAAGTTGATTGCGCTGTGAGCCTCCTTGCCGAAACGATGGAGTCACTCAAGTTCACCGAGGCGCAGAACAAATTGATCCTCGCCGGAAACTTACCCAACGCCGTGTTGGCTGAGCGCTTCGGCAGGTCCAAGCGCCAGGTACAGCGACAACGTAAATTTCTCAAGGAGCAGTCATGAGCGACCACTCTATTTTCGCCCCCAGTAGCGGGGCCCAACTGATCCACTGCGCGGGGTCTGTGCTGCTGCAAGCGCAGTTCCCCGAGGACGAAGACTCGGTCGCATCCATGACCGGGACGGCCTCCCACTGGTGGGGCGCCGAGCACTTGGCCGACGACGGGAGCCGCCCGCCAGTTGGGGCGGTGGCGCCCAACGGCGTGACGGTCACCCAGACCATGACGGACGGCGCCACGCAGTGGATTGAGGCGGTCGAGGATATCCTGGCCGAGTCGGGCACGGCCGCCGTGATGAACGTCGAACGTACCGTCCAGATACCGTCCGTGCACGAGCTGTGCTATGGCACGCCCGACACTGATATCTGGGTGCCTTGGTCCAAGACCCTGCACATTGTGGACTTCAAGGGGGGCCGGCTGCTGCACGAGCCCGAGGAGCATATCCAGTGCGTAGAGTACGCCGAGGGGCGGGTGCTCGAGTTGATCGCCGCCGACCCTACGCTCCAGGACCAGCACATTACTGTCGTGATCACTATCGTACAGCCGCATGCGTACCACCCGCTCGGCACGGTCCGCAGATGGACGTGCAAGGCGAGTGACCTGCGCGGGATCATCAACCGGCTGAAGGCCCAGGCGCTGCTCGCACTCACGGCCAACCCGCCTACCGTGACGGGTGAGGGCTGCCGCCACTGCCGGGCCCGTCATGCCTGTACCGCCAACCAGCGGCGAGCGTACGCGGCTGCCGAGTACGTGGACACGGCCACCGCCCGACCACTGCACGGCGCGGAGCTGGCGCTCGAGCTGCGCATTCTCGAGGACGCCGAGGACGCCTTGAAATCCCGGCGCACCGGCTTGGAGCAACAGGCGTTCCACGAGGCCAAGACGGGCGGCGTGCCGGGGTACGGGCTGGAAAGTTCACGCGGCAAACTCGACTGGATCAAACCAGCCGAAGACGTGGTAGCCCTGGGCGATGCCATGGGTGTCGACCTGCGCAAAGCTCTTGCAGCAATTACCCCAACACAAGCTAAAAAACTAATTGACGAATCCGTCATTAGTGCATACGCTGCCCACACACCCGGATCGGCTCGACTGGTCCGTACTGATAATCTTGCACAGCAGGTATTTGGAAAATGAGAAACATCACTACCCCCGTAGGTCGTTTGGTTGGCGGCTCCCTGTATGAAGGCCGCGTGACCGATAGCAAAGGCCGGCCATTCATTTATAAAACGGGCGCTAAAAAGGACCAGCCGTACAAACAATTCAGCTTCGGCATTGCGATCCCTAAAGAGGCCGGCCATACGCATTGGAACCAAACCGCTTGGGGCGCTCAAATTTGGGAGGAGGGAAAAGTCGGCTCGCCTAACCTGCACCACCTACCATCCTTTTCCTGGAAAATTACCGATGGCGATTCCCAGACTCCGAACGGCAAGGGCAACAAGCCGTGTGAGCAAGAAGGGTATAAAGGTTGCTGGGTCGTATGGGTTCAGGCCAATGAGTTTATGGTGCCGGTGTACAACGCCAACGGCACGCAGCTTATTCCAGAGCCTGGTGCGGTTAAGCCCGGGTACTGGATCCAAGTGCGTTTGGAGTGCGATTACAACAAGAGCGCCGATAGCCCCGGCGTTTATCTCCAGCAAAAAATGGTCGCCTACTCCGCCCCGGACACCGAGATTATCCTCCGCGTCCAGGAAGACGTATCGGAAGCCGGCTTCGGTCAGGCGCCACTGCCTGCTGGCGTCAGTGCTACCCCAGTCGGCCAACTGGCGGACGCCGCTGCGCCTGCACCCGTCACCACTACCGTGACCCCAGCGCCTAGCTTCCTCAACCCAACGGCTCCAGCAGCACCGACCGCCCCCGCCGCACCGACCGGTCCGCAACCAACGGCCAAGGCCTGGACCACGCTCGAGGGCATGCTGGCCGCCGAGGGCTGGACTATGGAGCTGCTGATCAAAGAAGGCTATGTAACCGCCTAACACCCAACCCGTTTACTGCGGCCCTTGACCGGGCCGTTTTCTTTTGAGGTGTCTTATGCGACCAATAACTATAAGCCCCTGCCGGGGGTGCGCGACAACCCTCGAGCACGACCGAGACCCGGGGACGGTACTTTGCCGAAGCTGCAGTAGGGAACTTGACGAGCTGCGCCTGCTCAACCCGCCCCCAGCCCCGCCGCCGATGCGCAACCCGCACCAGGTGCCTACGTGGTTTGAGCCAGGCTATCGGGTTCTGTTCATTGCTGCAGTGCTTTCAGTTGGATTCTTTCTGGGTTGGGTTGCTCGAGGTGGCGCATGAGTACGTGCAAATGCGGTAGGGGAAAGGCTTCCGCGATTGATAATAAATGCGGGCACTGCCGGACTAAAAAAGAACAGCGAGATATTGACCGCCGACGAGTTGTACATATTTGCTTAGAAAATTGTCCCGTGTGTCGGGGGCTTAAGAAATGACCTACCGCGCCTATCAACAGGTCCCCGCCGGGCCGTCCTTCTCCACCGTGCTCCCCGACTTCGACTTTGAGACTTACAGCGAGGCGGGGTTCGTTTGGAACGCCGGGACGAATAAGTATGAGAAGCCCATCGGCGCCCAGAAGAAAGGGATCAGCGCCGTGGGCGCTGCGGCCTACACCCAGCACCTGAGCTGCGAGGTGCTCAGCCTCCAGTACGACCTGAAGGACGGCGTGGGCCCACGCTTCTGGCGTCCAGGGATGCCCAACCCCCAGCCCCTGTTTGACTACCTGGCGCAGTGGTCGCCGGCGTCCCAGCTCGATTACCGCACGCCGGGTTTGATCGAAGCGCACAACAGCATGTTTGAATTCCGCACCTGGATGGACGTCTGCGTGCGGCGCTACGGCTGGCCGCCACTGGATCAACGTCAGCTCCGTTGCTCTATGGCTAAGTCCCGGGCGCACGCCCTACCCGGCTCGCTGGAGGACGTTGGCCGGGTGCTCAACATCGCCCACCAGAAGGACAAGGAAGGTACCCGTCTGCTCAACCTGTTCTCGATCCCACGCGACCCGACAGCCAAGCGCCCGGAACACCGCGTATTCCCCGAACAGGATCCGGTGGACGGGCCCAAACTCTACGCCTATAACGAGCGGGACATTGTGGCCGAGGCGGAAGTCTCAGTGTTGACCCCGGACCTGGCGCCTGCGGAACTGGCTTACTGGCTTGCAGACCAGGCCATCAACTACCGCGGTGTGGGCGTCGACAGCGGGGCGGTGGCGGACTGTATTGATATCCTGCACCAGGCTCAGCGCAAGTACGACAAGGAGCTGTACCAGATCACCGGTAACCAGGTCCCGGGCGGGTCGAAGACCAAACAGCTTTCCGCCTGGCTGCGCGCGATGGGCTACCCGATCACTAAAGAGGACCCCAAGAAGCCTGGCCGGGTCATCGACTCCGTGGACAGCGAGCGGGTCGAGGAGGCGCTGGAGCGTACCGACCTGCCGCTGGTGATCCGTCGCGCGCTGGAGATTCGCCAGCTCGTCGGCTCGGCCAGTGTGAAAAAGATTTACGCCATGACCCGGATGGCAACGCGCGACAACCGCCTGTGTGACATGTTTATTTTCCACGGGCCGCGTACTGGCCGGGACGCCCACCAGGATGTGCAACCCGGCAACTTGCCCAAGGCGGGCCCGAATGTGCGCTGGTGCGATGACGTCGGCTGTAACCGACCGTACGCCCATAAGCTGGACACCTGCCCGTGGTGTGGCTGCAGCTCGGCATTCAGTCGGGAGCGCTACGCCGAGAAAGAAGACGAGGGCTGGACCTGGCGGTCGGTGTCGTTCGCACTTGAGATTATGGCGTCCCGGTCCCTGGAGCTGGTCGAGTGGTTTTATGGTGACGCGCTGCTGACAATCTCGGGGTGCGTGCGCGGGATGTTTGTCTCGGCACCTGGCAAGGACCTGATTTGTTCGGACTACTCCTCAATCGAGGCAGTCGTAACCGCGGCGCTGGCGGGCGAGCAATGGCGCCTGGATGCTTTCGCGCGCAAGGACGATATTTACTTGACCTCGGCGGCCAGGATCACCGGCAAGACGCTTGAGTGGTATATGGAGAACGGCGGGAAGAAACACCCGGACCGCCAAAAGATCGGCAAGCCGGCCGAGTTGGGCCTGGGCTTCGGCGGCTGGATCGGCGCGTGGTTGCAATTCGATAAATCGGGCACGTTCACCGAGGACCAGATCAAGGCAAACATTATCGCGTGGCGCAACGCCTCCCCGATGATCGTCGAACTCTGGGGCGGCCAGTTCCGGGGCACGCCCTGGGCACCAACCAAGATGGAGCTGTACGGCCTCGAGGGCTGCGCGGTCGCAGCTATCCAGAATCCAGGGCAGGCCTACGCCTACCGCGGGATCACCTACGCCGTGCAGGACGATATCCTCTATTGCCGCCTGCTCTCTGGCAAGCTGCTCACCTACCACCGCCCGCGGCTCAACAGGGTGACTCGGCGCCAGGGCTGGGTGGAAACGCTGGAGATTACTTTCGAGGGCTGGAACACCAACCCGAAGAAAGGTCCCCGTGGCTGGATCCGGATGCAGACCTATGGCGGGTCGCTGGCGGAAAACGTCATCCAAGGCACGGCCGCCGACGTGATGAAATTCGCCGTCCCCAACCTGGAGGCCGCAGGCTACCCCATCGTGCTGCGCATCCACGACGAACTGGCGGGCGAGGTGCCCGAAGGGTTCGGCTCTATCGAGGAGTTCGAGCGGATCATGGGCACCTTGCCGCACTGGTGTGCGGGCTGGCCTATCCGAGCGGCTGACGGCTGGCGGGCAAAACGATACAGGAAGGATTGACATGCACCAGGTCATCAGCGTTACCGGCCACCGTCCGGACAAACTCGGTGGGTACTACGCCCTCGACCAGCAAAAACGGGTCGAGGCGGTTTTCGCGTCATGGTGCGTGGACAACGCGCCCGCGCTGGTTGTCACCGGTATGGCGCTCGGGTTCGACACGCACGTAGCGAGGGTCTGCGTGCTGCTGGGCATTCCTTTCATAGCGGCCGTGCCGTTCACTGGGCAAGAGGGCCGGTGGTCGAAAATATCGCAGGAGGAATACCACTACTTGCTGCGCAAGGCGTTACAGGTTCACGTAGTTTCAGCCGGAGGGTTCTCCAGCGCCAGCATGCACCGACGCAACCACTGGATGGTGGACCACTCAGAACTCACCGTAGCGATGTGGGACGGATCCCCCGGCGGTACGGGAGCGTGCGTTAACTACGCTCAGGAAGTCGGACGAACGGTTGTAAATCTTTGGGATAATCTATTTGACGGCTTCGTCAGTTAGGAACACAATCAATCCATCGAAACGAACAACGGAGCAAGACGAGATGACCTACACAGAAGCTATGAACGCGACGATTCGAGGCCATATGCACAAATGTTTTGGTGACGGCAGCAGCAAGCCATCTAAAGGCATGAGCAATAAGCGCGTCCATATGATGAAGCTCGTTCGCTACACGTCACGCTCTATACACGGCAAATAACCAACCCGCCCACCCCGAGCCCCTTAAATGGGGCATAGCCAGTACCAGACAAGGAGTTCCAACCATGAAACTGTTGACCACCATCCTGTTTATCCTCGCCGGCCTGTACCTGGCGGCACCCTCAAAGCCCGACGCTCAATTGGCTGCGTTCTGCGCGGAGCCTGCGGGCAAGCTGGCTTGTTCCTTCCAGGGAGTTCGTCATGAAACAACCCGCGGCTAAACCTCACACCCGGCAACCTTGGTGCCCGGGGCATTGGATCAACAAGTCCGGCCTCGGCATGGACCCTACCGACCTTCGCGAAGGCACCGACCCGCTGGCCGATGACGGCCAACTGGCCCGCCAGCGCATCGTTGCCGCCACGGAAACCGATCAAATTATCAGAAGGATGATGCGCAAATGATCACACGAGCACAGGCCGAAGCGCTATTGACCCTGGCCGAGTCGCTGGAAGCGTGCGAGCGGGTTGGCGTCGAGATTGCCGTTCCGGGGCGGGGGCACGTACGGTTGCAAAGCCACCCTCTGTTTTGTGAAGCCCTGGACCTCCGGCAAGGTGACGACGTGTTGAACGGGCCGGACTTGCGAACCCTCGTTGCTGACCTCATGCCAAAGCCCACTGGCTCGTGACGATACCGGGGCGCCTGCCGTTCTCGATGATCAGCAGCGCGCCCATGTCCCGAGCCGACGCAACTGAATACGCCCGAGGCATTTGGCCGACGGCTACAACGGAGTGAGAAGTTATGACCCGCATCACTAGCGTAATGAAAACCCAGATCGTTAAAAATGCCCTGCTCAAGTCAGGCGTAACCGCGCGTCTCGAAGCCGTTAAAGAAAAGCGTTTTGACTGGGCGGAACGGGCTCGGGTTGAGTCAATCGGCGGCCCGGACAAAGCCGGGGAGTACGCCCGGATCAATCTGCAGTCCCGGGCCGTTTACGATTCACTCCCGCAAGCCTTGCGGGGTAACGCAACTATCGTCGAACGCCGGCGGCAGTTTTATTTGAACCTGGCCGGAGCTGCCCTCACTGTAGAACTCCGGGGCTACGCGGAGGCTTCGAACACCCGGGAGGTGATTACCGCGGATAGCCCGCTTTGCCAGCAGTTCTACGATATTGAGGCAGAAGAAACGGCCGCTGTTAACCAGGGCACCGTTGTTGAAAACCAGGTGCGCGCCACTCTCGATAAGTTTGGCACCGTCAAACGGCTGCTCGAGGCATGGCCTGAAGTTCAAGAGCTTTTGCCACCTTCGACCGTTGCGGCGAAATCCAACCTGCCCGCCATCCAGGTGGCCGACTTGAACAAGCTGGTTGGCCTGCCAAGCGAGGAGAGCGATCATGGGTAAGCTACTTTTGACCCGCCATGCAGGCGAGTCGGTACAGCTCGAGCGGGACGGCGTGATCGCTACAGTGTCGATCAACCTCCTCTCGTACAAACACGGGGTGACACTGTCCAGTTGGGTCGACGGCAATGGCTACGCGACCACGGTCCGGGTGGGCCACTCGTACGGCCTGCCCCTGGGCGTCACGCTGACAGTTTGCTCGATCCAGCGCGGCCAAACTAAACTGGCGTTCGAAGCGCCGGCCGAGGTTAAAATCCTGCGTACTGAGCTGGTCGGGAGCGCCCCGAAATGAGCCGCACTCCAATCGCCCAATCGGTTACTAAATGGGTGGCTCGCGACGGTAGCTTGCATGACTCCGCGTTGTCGGCCGAGGAGTACACGCTCCGTTCCGAACTGGCCCAAGCGATATCCGTAGGTGACGGCTCTCCGGCTGGTGCGGCCAAGTCCGCGGCCCAGGTGTTGGTACACTTTGAGGTGTGGCGCCGCGGGGACCCGCTGCCCGAGCGTTTCGAGTCCGCCCCGGTAGCCGTGCCGACGCCGAGCATCCGTTTTCTTTTCTGGAGCTTTTTCGCAGGCGCTACAATCGCCACTACCATCATGCTTTATTTATTCCGATAAGAGGCTTTGCGAACATGTCAACTAACCACACGCTGCACGAATCGACTTTCGATTTTAATAACGCCATCCCGCGCGATGGGCGCCCCGGCGACCGCCACTTGGTCCACCTGGTGGACGACCCTCGCGAGATTGCCCCGGGCGACACGCTCACCGTTGACGAGGAAGTGGCGACCAACTCCCGCCAGTACACCGCTGTCGTCCAGTGGGTGAGCCTCCAGCTTCCGCCCATCCGCCTGATCAGCTTCAAGGTGACTCACGTTGACGGGGTGCCTGTATGAGCTGGAGTCATTGCGGGGAAGATTCGAAAGGGCGGCCTATCGGCTACGCGCACCAGGCCAATTGTGACCACGAGGACTGTAACGCCGAGATTGATCGGGGGTTGAGTTTTGCCTGCGGCGGTATGCATGGAAAAACCGAGTTCGGGTGCGAGCAATATTTCTGCGATACCCACCTCGAGCACACTGTCGCGAACGGGGAAGAATTTATCCGGGTCTGCGAGTGCTGCATGGTTGCATTGACAACCTCCGGGGAGTGGGCGCTGCACCCTGAAGATTGGGTTATCTGCCGCATCATTAAACAAGGAGCTGCGTAATGCGCAACCACACATTAGACGAGGCAATCGTCGAAGCGGCACGGTTTATCAAGGCGGCCAAGAAGCTACGGACCCGGCTCAAAGATATTGCAGGTGTGCCGCCCCAATACGTCCCATACACCGCGCACGCAGTGAATAAACACAAAGCCGAGGTAGAACGCGCCGCGCTTGACTGCCGGTACAAGCTGGCCGACTTGAGGGCGGGACGATGAACGGACCTATGCATTACCGCATTCGGGACCTGTGGTCCGAGGGCGGCGCTGTCCATTTGTCAGTTGAAAAACTGGTGGTCCTTCGAGAAACTCCAGCGGGCTACTGGCTGCTAGACGAGTACTACTTTTCGCACTTGGGCACGTTTCCTGAGTGGGAGGCGGAACATAAGCGTTGGGCCCCGAAAGAGGGCTCGCGCTACGCCCAGTCGACAATGGAGGGGGCGCTCGGCTCTTTCAACATTCGGAAGCAGTCCCAACGTCGGCACCTCAGGGCGGCCTTGTCTAAATGTGAGCACGTCCTCGCCGCTTGGGGTGCAATCGACCCGGTCAAACTAGCGGATAAAAGCTATCAAGACCTGGGGCAGCCCGGCAGCCAGCTATTTAAAATTATCCAGCCCCCGGCGACCGCCGTGTGAAACGTTACCCCTGCCGGTGCCGCGCATGCGGCGCCCGGCGCACCCTTCCCGTACTGCCCGAGAACGCCACCAACCGGTGCAAATGTGCCGAGTGCAAGAAGCTACGCGAGCAGGGGCGGGAAGCCCCCTTGCATTGCGACTGTGGCGGCACCTACCGGGTGGACTGGTATCGGCGCGGGCCAGAGCACAAGAAGACAGCTTGCTACTGCACCGGCTACCCGTGGTCAATTGATAACGGTCCCCACCGGCTGGGCTCCCCGCAGTGCTACCACTCGGTCAGCGCGGAACCTTCGAGTCCGGCACCGGGATCTGCAGTAGACATGCCCTTTCTTTACCGCGTGGAATAACTCCCCACACTCCACACACGGGACCATCTTAGCCCCGCACATTACGCATTTAGCCATTTTCCCAGCCGTCCATAGTTGAGGTGAAACGGATAATACGCCCCGCGTTACCGTCCGCAAATAGCGCCGGAACGCAGCTCTGTGACATTCGTCCCAGTTCGTTCAAATTCCCCGCCGCCGGTTCTATCGTTCGCCCTGTGCCACTCCTGGCACATAACCGGAGTCCAGAAGATGGACGAAGACGAGGTGGACAATATGGCAGTTCTCGAAACTCCAACCATGCTAGCAACGGGCGGCAGTGGGGACGGCATGGGCCTGGGCGGTGGAATCGGTGGCGGCTTGCTGGGTGGCATCCTGGCGGGCGCACTGTTCGGCGGTGGCCTGGGCAACAACCGTAACAACGGCGAGGGTTGCGTGACCCCCGCAAACCTCACGGCAGGCCTGGCTGGCGTCACCGACGCTATCCAGAACACCACCGTCATGCAAAGCCTGGGCGATATCAAGGCATCGGTGCCGCTGGCCGAGGCCCAGGTACAGCTCGCGCTGGCCGGCTCTCAAGCCGCCGTGGTCAACCAGGTGAACCTCGGCACGATGGCTACCATCAGCGGTCAGGCCCTGATCAACAAGAACGTTAGCGACGCAATCGCTGCCAGCCTTGCCAGTCAGACCTCGATCAAAGAGTCGGTAGCCGCCTACGGTGTCGCCAACTTGAACGCGACCAAGGACGCTCAGTTCGCTATCGCTACCATCGTCAAAGACGACGGCGAGAAGACCCGTGCGCTCATTACGTCGAACGCTATCAGCGAGCTGCAACGCCAACTGACTGTGGCACAGACCGCAGCACTGGAAGACCGCTTGACCAACCGTGCTCGCGAAACCGAAATCACGATCACCAACACCAACACGGCTACCGCGCAACAGCTGCAGGCGCAAAGCCAATTGCAAGCCCAGAGCCAGGCGATCATCCAGCTGTCGGGTCTGATCAGCAATCTCTCGGGCGATATCCAAACTGTCCGCCAAGGCCAGGTGACGTTTAACAGCGGCACCATGACCGGCAGCGCAACCCAGGCCGCAGCTAATACCAAGGTGGCCTAAATGGACGCCCAGTTGCAGGTGCTGCAAAACTTGATTGCGACGAATCCGCAGGCAGCGGCATTGCTCAATCAGCTCAAGCCCCCGCCAATCGCTCAGGAAGTGCCGCAAGCCGCGGCAATTTCACCGGACAACCTCACGCAAGAGCAGCAATTTAAGTTGCTTTACGTGATCTATAAGGAGTTCTTGGAGGAGGAAGACGGCAAGCAACTGGCCGCGAGTATCGGGAAGTTTGCCCGATTTGCTCAAAGCAGGGCGGACAAGAAGTAGTGAACGGGGACGCTTCGGCGTCCCTTTTCTATTTTGGGGCTAGTCGCTCGCAGGTGAGGCCGGCGTTGCGGGCTCGGTCAAACGCTTGCGCCAGCTCTCGATTCGTTTCGATAGACCGCTCGAGCAAGTCGGTGAGCACCATAGCGGCGCGGGTGGCTGACGTGCCTCCGCCGGTAGGGGCGGCCACGCCGGGGCAGCTACTGGAGCGCTGTACGAACTGGACGGCGTCGACCCGCAAGCCGTTAATGCCAGCAGTGAGCACAGCGCCATCGCTTGTAATACGGTTGTCTTGTTCACGGGATGCCCTCGCGGCTTCGTCTCGCGCCGCATAGCGGCTTTGTTCTTCCTCTCGGGCGGCCTGCACTGCATCACCGCGGACAATTGCCTCCGCCGCGTCACGTTGCGCCCACTTCTTTTCCCAGTCGGATGCCTCGTTGTGGGCGCCCCACCGGTACGCGCCGATCAGCAGCGCCAGCACGGCGGCCGTAAACAAGGCATACCGCCCAATGGTACTCACACTGGCACCCCGTAGGCCTTCAGGGCCTTAGCGTAATTCGCGGACCACTTGACCCGCAGGGCCTCCCGCTCCGTGGCGGACCCGTTCGTGTGGGCGCCTGGCCGCCAGGTGCGCAGGTAGAGCGCCCAGCTACCCGCAACGTCTCCGAGCACGGGTAGGCGATAGGGGTCCGTGTAATACAACAGCCGCGCCAGAGCAGCCGCCAAGACGGGATCAGTCTGTATGGCGGTAAACACTGCGTCTGTGGTGGGCGTCACGCCCTGGTGACGGCAGGCGCTGGCAGCGAGGGCCGCGCTCGACTTGTGGTGTAGCACACCGGTCACTCCGCCGCCCAGCTCGAATTGATAGTCGCCCGCCGCTGGGCCTTCAGGCACCAGCTTACCGGCCTTCTTGATCAGTTGGCGGGGTGCGCGGGTCGGGTTCTCTTGCAGACTGGTCGTGTAGAGCAGCACCATTGCCGCGACTGTGCGCAGCGTGGCGGGGAGCAGGCCCAGGCCCGCCTCGATATCAAGTTGCAGACGGTCCATTTTCACCACCGGAGCTTGTAACGGTTGAAGGGCTTGGCGAGATTACCGCGGCTATAGACGCACACCACAGCAAAGGAGAAGACGATTCCCATAACCCAGGGTTGGGTGCGGCTGGCTACATTCGAGAACTCGCCAAGCCCTTGGAAGAACGCCGCCAGCGAGCAGCCCCCGCCAAGGACGGCGATCACGGTCGGCACCCATCGGGTACGCTCGTGGCTCAGGTAGCAAGCGAGTGACGCCGCGGTCACAATATGCAGCAGTAGGCGGAACGATAAAATAACCGTTCCTATCAGTTCGGGATTATGGCCCATCGTCGCCTCTCTTGAGGACAGGGATTCGGTCCATAATAGCCTTGAGCCAAACCGGCAAAGGGCCATCATTGCGAATCATCAAGTTGATTGCACCAAACACGGCCGCTGCGAGAGCCGCCGAGCCGCACCCGACGAGGATAGCGTAGTGGCCGCCTGAGTCAGCGTGCCCCTTTGCCGCACCATACCCGATGCCCCACGAGAAAATCAGCAAACAGACTTTCCGAGTCAGCACCTCAAACCAATGAGACTTGACCGGGTCGGGTAGGGCCAGCAGGAAAAAGCAGCCGAAGGAAGCGCCGCTAGCCGCTCCCGCGTGCAGCTGCTCGAACACGCTCCAGATGTACAGGCCGACAATTGCGGGCCACGCTACTGCATTCGGATCATTCATCGGCGCCGTGGCTCCCCGTAAAATGTCGTTATGCTATCACGGCAACGGGTAACGCTCCTTAATTTCCGTTACCTTGTCGCGCCAAATTTGTTCGGCCTTGGCGGACTTGTCGAACTGCCATTCCAGGAACAGGGAGTCTGACTCGGCAGCGTACGCGGACTGGCGCAGCACCTGCACCTGGGCGGCCGTCAAGGGTAGCTCTTTACGGGGCTCCAGCGTGGGGCGCCCGTCCTTACCTTTGACGATTGTCAGACCCTTGGCTTGGCCGTCCAGAAGGGCCTGGTGCTCATCGCTCGTCAGGGGTGACCCACCGTTATCCTCGGGGGAGAACGCGAAACGTTTATCCGCAACAACCCATAATGCAAACATGCTCAGTTCCCCAGGGCGAAAATGGTAGTGGCCGACTCAACCGACGGTGTGCCGGACTGGGCCGCCTTGTGCAGCAGTGCGCCCGTTTGAGTGCGGTTGATGACTGTCAAGGTCATAGACACCGCCCCGCCGCCGACAAAGTCCGGGGCCATCGCGACCGACCGGCAGGCGAACGGGAAATTAATAGGCCAGGTAACCGTGGCCGACGTCCCCGCCGTCGCCGGGTTTGGGACGCTGCACCACTGCAGGATGAACCCGCCCGGAACGTCCGGAATGCGGATGTAGTCATTAACGCCGAAGCCGCGTTTGGGGAGCAGCGCACCAGCCGCGCCCAGGATGGCGGCCAGCAACTGGGTGAAATCACCTTTCACCAAGGTGATGCCCATCCCTTCGATGGCTCGGCAAACGTTCTCTTGCACGTCGTTAAGCCAGTCGTCTGTGACAATCGTCGCGGGTACGCCGCCGGTGGGGCTCCCCTCAGTAAACAAATGTTCCGGCGTGGCCGATGGGCCGTCAATTCTGTGCATTGTGAAAACCTCTTATCGGATGCGGAAAATACTACAGGTAAAGTTGCTGTTAGCGGGAGTCCCGCCGCTGTCAGTTGTCCGCACCCGGAACGTGGTTTCTGAAATGGCCTGCGCCCGGATCTGAGTCGCCGTGCTGGCCGCATGGGCAACCGTGCCCGAGAGTGCCGGGATCAAATTGTAAGAGTACGGGTCCGTGCCCAGTGGCCTGTTGGAGGTGACAAGATAGACGCCAGTGGATTCCCGCACGCAAGTCAGTCCTTCGGCGCCCAGATAGAAAGTGCCGTCGTCCCCAAACTGCACGGTTTTAGCCTCGGCATACTCCCGAGTGATCGGCAAGGACACACGTTCACTAAATACGCAAGTGTCATCGTAGACTACTCGACAGTTCGTGTCGGTCGTCCAGAATGGGCGGGCCGGGGTCGGGACGTACCCGAAGCCAGAGAGGAAAGTGCAGCCAATCAAGTTGACGGTTACGCGCCCGCCGCCGGGGTTCGCTACCCAGATGTTTGCTTGGGTGAACGTGGTAGGGGAGACCCGAGCAAAGATAGCCCCGATGACGTTAATCACGCAATCCTGGGTGGCGTGGTGCTCGATGTACAGATCCGAAAGTCCGCCGTTCAACTCGCAATAAGTGGTGGGCAGTGCGACCACCCCCGCGATGGTGCCGGTCCGCCCGATCAGCATGATGGCGCTTTCTGTGCTGCCCATGGCTACGCTGTTTTCAACGTCCAGCGTGTCGATGTTGAGCGCCGCGCCAATGTCACAGCGGAAGCCCGCGCCCGTGGAGCCCATGACTTTCGCGCGTGTGTACTTGACTGAGTTCGGGCCGGACGACTCAGTGGTGTCCTCGTGGATGATCCCCCGAGTGCAACCGCCGATATTCAGGTCTCGCAGCGAGCTGATCAGCACGCTGTTGCAGCGCAGCCCTACCGATAGGCCGATAGCGGTATAGCTGTAGACCTCGGTATTGGCTTTGTTTTCCACCAGCAGACCGCCCGGGCCCACGCCCGTCGTGTTTGGCGTGGTGATATAGGACGGGTTGGCGATGGTCAGGTTACCAAAACGGTCATTCCCGCCCACTCGTTGCGAGGCGAACAGGTCCGCCCGCAGCGTCACCACGTAGTCGTAGTCGTCGGACGCAGCAGACAGGATTGTATTGCCCTGCGTCTCGCCGGCGATATCGTACCGGATGGACCCGTGGCCCAGAAATCCGGTGTTGAGCGCCGTGTACTCACACTTCAGCCCTGGGGCCGGGATATACCGGCCGCCGTCCTTGATCCGGATATGGCCGCCCAGGGGGAAAGCTACCGCCAACTCCTCCGCGGTGTCGATGGTGCGCTCGGCGGCGGCCAATTGCGCCTGCACTGTGGAGGCGGCACCGCCCTTGGTACGTGCGCCCAGGGTCGCAGCGGCGTCCGGTAGGTCCAGCTCGAGCGAGCCCCGTGCCAGCGCTGCGGTCGTCTTGGCTACGAACTCACGCGACCAGGGGGTGAACGTCGGGATATCCCCCAGTGCGTCCGCGTGTATCGCCTGCCACTCCAGCAGCGAGGGGATCGGGCCCGACTCGGAATCAATGTAGGCCCCCGCCGGTCCATTGGCGACGTCATGCGCAATGCCCGCGGCGTTATCAAACTTTTCAATGGCGGCATTGACGCGGTCGTCAATATCTGGATCAGGCATGGTCAAGACTCCAAGTAGTCAGGTAGCGTGTAGTTCGCAAAATAGAACATGCGGTCGGCGGCCAGGTACAGTTCCTGCGCCTCGATCCCGCCATAGCTGAAAATCACCAGGGTGTGGGCCGGCTTGAGTTGATTGATCTTACACTCTAGCGCGCTATTACCCCAACTCCGCAACGGCTCGCCCGCTGCTGACAGGCCAGCACGGAAAGAAATAATCGTTGTTTCCCGCGCGTTCACTTGCCAAACGAAAGGCCACTCCGGGCCATTGGTGAGCCGGTCACCCGCTCGGGAGATTCCTGCACGGAAAGGGCGGAACTCCGTTACGGTTATTTCAAAACCGAGTTGGCGCGCTACCTCAATAAAATACGGGATCGATTGGCCGCCTACGCTCGCAAGTTTCGCGAGGACGGCCTGGCGTCGCCCCTGAAGCGTTTCCTCCAATTCGCCCGAGCACTTGTCAGGCAGCCCCGTTACCCGCTCCCAGTCAACCAGCATTTCGGTCGTGGTGGCGGGGTTCGCTTCCAGGGCCAGGGTGTCCGCTCGCGCTTCGACCCGGGAGAACTCCGGGGCCATGCCCGTGAGCACTCGCTCCAGGTTCGTGCCGGTGTCGCGGCGGAAGGCTTGCCCCGGCGGGAGCAGGTCCCTTAATAGCTGGGTGTACTCCTCGGGCGTGTGCGCCATTAAATGCCACTCCAGGTAAGAGTGCCGAGTTTAGGCAGCGCGCCCACTGGGACCGTGACGTTACCCGTTGGGACGTCGACTCGGCTGTCCACCACTCCCGCGGCAATGCTGATCGCCTCACGCAGCTTGCTGATAAGGATCGTCGTGCCCGGGGCTGCCTCGCGCAAGAACAAGTCGCGCAGCTCAGCCGCTGCCGCGGTCTGGGTCGCCAGGGTGTTGGGCGAGAGGGCCGCCGTGATGTTGACCGGGAAGCTGGTGGGCGCGGCCACTGTAACGTCAGCAGTCACTGGCCGGCGCAATTCGATGTACGCCTGAGCCGCAGCAACCACCGCAGGGTCTGGGATAAAACCCGTGCTCTCGTCATCGTTGCCCACCAGCACCGTGACCGTACCGAGGCCCAGTTGCATCGGGTACACCCAAGCGCGGGTAATGCCCGGCACCTCGATAGCCCAGGTCTCGTAATCCTCCGCGCTTCCGCCTTGTGGGGGCTTCTGGATGCGGCGAATAATTCGGGCTTGCAATGCCGCCTCGGATTCCTGGTTAACCCCGCCGATGATCCCGGGCGACACCACGACCGCCGAGGAGGCAAACCCATCCACTGGCTGGAGCAGCCCAAGCGCAACACCCGGTAAGGTGTTTCCCGCGGCGCCGGCGACCTGCGCCCGCACGCTGACAGTGGACGGGCCGGAGCCCTGTACCAGGTCCTGGGTGGTATCGAACAGGACGCCATCCGACCGTTGGAACGTGGTTCCCGCCAGCATGACCTTGCCCGCGGTTCCCGTGACCTGCACAGCGGACATGCCCGTGGCAAAGGTGGCGGGCTTGCGTCCGTCAGGCAGCCAGATAGCCGCCCACCGCAGGAGGAATTCGTCCTCCGCTGTGTCGGGCAGGGCTTGGCGCGCGATGAAGTCCAAGTAGCCGTAGAGCGAGTGAACCGCGCCCGCTTCGGCCCGGGCAAGGATACCCGCCAAGGAGCGGCGCAGCAGCGTAGCGCTCACGCCAGGGAGGCGGCTGGCTATGTCGGTGCTGACACGGTCGATCAGTTCGGCCAGGCTGGGGCGGACAAAAGGCATTATGCCCCCTTGAGAATTTGGTTAGACCATTGGTAGTCGTACCGGAATACTACCGGGTTACTTGATTGCGGTCGATAGATCAGCACCTCGAGCCGCATCCACCCCAAGCGCGGGTAGGTGGCGAGCACTTCGACCGAGCTGGCGACCGCGTCGTCCACCAACCAGCGGAGCGACCTTTCCGCGTAGCCCTTGGCGTCGGCAAGCGTGCGGCTCAGCTGTTTGGCTCGGCGGATCGTCCAGAGCAGGGAGCCCGTGGCGTCACCCGGGAGTGTTCCGTGGACGTCGCCCCAATACCCGCGGAGGTTGCCGTCCCGGTCAATCGGCGGGATCAGGTCCTCGGTGGCCCGGGCGTCAGAAAACAGGCTGATCAGTACCGCCGTCTCGAGGCCCTGGTCCGCTTCGATATCGCCCACGGTGAACGCGGCGTCGATCAGCCCGTCAGCGTCCAGGAATAAGCCGTAGTCACCACTCATACCGGCACCGCCGTACTTGGGCTGCCAACGTGGTAGTGCGTGGCACCAATCTGTTTACCGTTATGGGTCAGGCTGGGCGAGGTGATATCGACACCGGCGGGCGTCAACGTGATAGAGGATGCGCCGCAAGTGAGGGTGGCACTGCCCTCGGCTGCCACGTCTACGACAGGCGCCCGCACCTGGACCTTCGTCACCGCCTCGACCTCGACCATTTCCCGGCCCAGCTTAAACACGTTGCCGAGGTCGTCGTACAGCGCCACCTCGCCATCCTCGAGGCTGGTCAACCGAAACTGCCGGTTTTCCATAGCCACGATAATTCCTTGCTCCCGGTTTCCGCCAAGGAACAGGACGATGGCATCCGACCCCTCCACGGGCGGGACGCTGGTCAGGCCGTAATTCTGGATGCGTGGGACCCCGTCGATTAACTCGCTCTTGGTCACCTCGACCTGGGCGCTTTGGCGACTTGCCGAGTCGTCCACCCGGCGGCCGATGGCCCGGGCTATTAAATTAAGTATCTGGTTGTTCATCGCCAAGGGCCTCCCGCCAAATGTTTTTGCCGACTTGCTTTTTAGCCTTGACTTTATCGGGCGGCTCGGGGCTGAAGGCCTGCGGGCTCACGATATCCAGGTCTGTAAGCGTGCCTTCTGGCCCGCGACGGAATGTTACTTGTCGGATCAGCATATCCCCATCCATGCGCAACCACGAGGACTTGATCGCCACCAGCAGGTTAGGGGTCCAAATCGGGCCGCCCGGTGTCTGCCGCCATCCGGCCACGGTGATCTTTGCTGTAGCCGAGCGACCCAACCGGATGTTGGCCTCCCAGGTAGCCCGCTCAGACGTCGACGCCCCAGCCTCCGCCATCACCACCAGCGGGCGATAACGAGGGACCTGGGAGTCCGTAGCGCGAGTTTCCTGGTGGCTCTCGCTGACTCCATCCAGCGTTGCCGACTGTACGCTCTGGCCTTTGATTATGTAATTACTGAAGCGCTGCGAGGTGTCCAGCACGCCTGAGGCCGAGAGGATGTTAGCGCCCTGGGCCAGCGCAATGGTCGCCCTGGACCGCCCGGCCCGTGTGATGACTACGCCTCCGCCCGTGTCTGGGGAGAACAGCACTTTGCGAAAACGGGCCAGGCGGTCCAGGGCCGCAAAGACAGTTTCCCCCTGCTGGATCTTGATCGAGTCGAACGGCGGCCCGACGTCGACCTCCGCCCGGACCTTGACGCCAAAGGGTGCGCACAGGATGTTGGCGATCTGCAACAGGTTGAGGTTTGACCACTGATCCGGCTGGTGGAACGCCGAGCAGTCGACCAGGTCCCCGGCCTTACTGCGGCCCTGAATCTCGATGCTGTGGTCCGTAGAGCTGAAGGACGGGCGGAACTGGTCGACGTACCCCTCGAGGATAGTTTGCCCGGCGAGGTCAATCCTGCAGGCATCACCGTTGAGAATCGGCCACGGCTCGACTTGCGAGGCTACTCGCCCATCGCCGGCCCACCGTTCGGTCAGGGATATGGCGAACGCGCCGGCGATGGCGTCCATAGCGAGAGTTACCCCGATATCTGTCCAGCCGCGGTAAACCCGGCCGTTGACGTAGAGCGCCAGGTCGTCAGACATTGCTCAGCACCTGGAGCGGGGTGCCCCCCTGGATGAATCCGGGGTGCCTCGGTTGGTTGCGTTTGACTATCTGGGCGTCTTGGTTGGCGTCATCGTAGAGCGTCTGGGCAATCACCAGAGCCGGCAAAGTGGCCGCCGGTGTGTAGGCCACCACTTGGGCCGGTGACTGGTCAGGGGCGGGTAGGCTTTCTACCAGCTCTGCACGGGCCTGAGTCAACTGGCCGTAGATTGCGTCACTCGTGGTCGCCTCGGCTTCCTCGTCGATCAGGTCAGCAACGGTGTCTCGAATATCGACCGCCGTGTCCACCGTGTCGTAGGGGGTCGTTACCGCCACGACCGCCAGCTCGGCTACCGCCACCTCCCGAATCAGCCCGACTATGGCCGCGTTGTTGGCCTCGACCTGCGCGCGGGACGGCGTAGGTACAGTGGGGGTGGGGCGTGGTGCCCGAGCAAAGTAGGCCAGCAGGCCGGAGATAATCGAACCCGAGCTGGATCCGAAGGTGCGCGTGATGCCCCCAATCAAACCCGTTACCGAGGACGCCAAATCGCCCGGCGAGTCAATGAGGTCCGTGATATCCCGGGCGAACACGCCAACCGACTGTTGGAACTCGGACAGGTTTTCTGACACGAACGAGAAGGCGTCGCCCGCCACCCCGTTAATGCTCGTGAAAATACCCACCGCCTCCGTGTACGTGCCGGAAAGAAAAGCCGTGGGCGTTGCGAGGTACTCGCTGAGGCCTGAAAAGGTAGTGCCTGCCGCGTCCCGGACGAACTGAGGGAAGCCCGACGTGCGGAACTTCTCCACAAAATTCTTTTCTGCCTCGACCGTGATGGCGTCTGCTCGACCGCGTAGGACGTTGGGCCCGTCCACCACTTCCGTTGGTTGGCTCAGCTCGCCGGCTTCCCCGAAGGTAACCGTAAAGCGGCACATGCGCTGTTCTTTGGATTCCTCACGGACCCGGAAGCCCGAGGCAATAACCGACTTTTCACCCTGGTATGGGTGGACCAGACGCCCCGGTCCGGCAGTATCGCGTATCGCTTTTATGAGTAGGTCGCGCTGGAGGTCGTAGTCCTCACCGACGAGAAAGCCCTCGACCTGGAAGCTGTCCGCCGCCCGGCCCAGGTCCTCCGCTGAAGGGACGTCGACCAGGGCCGCCTGGTGAGTTACTTGCCGGCGACCGAATTCGCTCTCGATGGTCTCAACAGAAAAGACAACGCCCCGGAACGATGCGGGGCGCAGCCGGTCGCGCCAGCTCACTAGCGCACCGCCATCATTGAATAGCCTTGGTTGACCTGCACTTTAGCTCCTTGGCCTGCGTTCGTGTCGACGTCGGCACCGGTGGGTAGGTTTTTGAAGTCTACGGTAATTTGAGCTTTAGCGTTAGCCAACCCGGCCGCGATGGGCCCGCCCTCCGGCACGGCCGTGTAGTTCGGGCTCGGGCCGCCCCCGCCCGTGTCGCCGCCCATGCCCATCTTTTCCTTGAGAATAGCGCCGACGTCGATACCCGTTGCGAACTTGATCAGGCCGTTGAGCGATTCGAGCATGAGGCTCACCGGGTTAAATTCCTTCCAGATAGACACCAGGCCCAAGACGAAGTTGTCTTTAAACGACGCCTTGACGGTGTCGAATTTGTCCGTGAAGAACGATGCGAACTGATCCCAGTTTTTATAAATCAGGGTGGCTCCCCCCGCGATGGCCGCGATACCCAGCAGGAACCAGCCAATAGGCGTTGCCAGCAAGGCCGTGCCCAGTCCGTATATTGCGCCCACCAGGCCGATTACGGCGGGCAGTACCATGGCTATTACCGTGCCCGTGAGCGCGGCCAGGAGGAGTTTAAACGTGCCCATTGATTCAGACAGCCACACCACGGCACCGCCCAGGGGCTCGAGCACCGCCATGAGGTCGTGGAACGCCTGGATGGCTTGGTCGATGTAGGTCGGCAGGTTGTCCGCGAATGCCGCAGCGAACGCCTCAATCTGTGGACGGTACTTAACGATGGTGTCAATCAGCCCTGTGGCGAGGCGAGACAGGGCTGGGACCACAGCCGCCGCGATGGTGTTGCCTACGCCCTTGAGCGCAAACGCCATTTTGTCAAGGACGTCCCCGAACTCCTCGCCGCTTTGGACCGCGTCATCAGATATCACCACGCCCAGGCGCCGGGCCTCGGCCGCCATTTCGGCAATGCCTTTATTGCCCGAGCGGATCAGGGGCAGCAGCTCGGTAGCGCTCTTGCCGAATATCTTGACCGCGGCCTGCGCCTGTAGAGCGGGGTTTTTGATGCGGGAGATTCGGTTGACGAACAGGTCGAATAGCTCGTCTGTGGTCTTCAGCGTCCCGTTGGAATTCTTCAGATTGATTTGCAGGCCCGCGAACATGTCCTGTAGCTCTTTCGAGCCCTTGGTCGCGTTACCTACAGCCAGGTTCATTTTTTGCAAAGCGCCGCCGAGCGCCTCGGCCGAGGACCCCGAGAGCTGCGCAGCGTAGCCCAGTTCTTGGATACGCTCACGGCTTGCGCCGGTCTGCTGTGCCAGGTCCCCGATGGCGCCGGTGGTGTCTGCGTAGGCTTTGGCAAGAGGCACCAGGGCCGCCACGCCCGTGACGCCAAGCGCGACAATGCCCGCCCCCACGAGAGCAACACGCTTACCCAGGGCGCCGACAGCTCCGCCCACTTTACCAATGGCGTTGGTCAGCACCGGCAAACCTGAGCGGTCGCCCAGCTCGCGGAACCGGCCGCCGATGTTGGAGACCTTGGCCCCGAAGGCAGTCATGGTTGCGGTGATTTTCTTTAGCGGGGCCGTGATCTTGTCGACCGCGTCGACTACTACGCTGAGGGGGTACGACTTGCCTGTTGCCATTCTTGCCACTCCCGGAGGCGCTCAAGCCAAAACGACAGGTCGTCGGCGTCAAACGAGTCTAGCTCACTGGGGGCTATGTGGAACACCCCCAGGAAAAGCGTAAAAGTTACTCGCCAGTCGTGGGGCCACTCGCAAAGAAGTTTCCCACCTCACTGAGCACCTGCGTCACGTCGAATCCGTCCATTTCGTCAAACACAACAGGTAGGTGATTCGAGAGCTTGGCCGCCATTTTCATGAGGTCGCCCGTGGTCATCGCCGCGGACAGGCCTTTCATGTCCTTACCCTTTGGGCGGCGCAGGGTAATTTCCTGAATGAAATCGCCCGCGACCTCGAAAGGCTTAGCTAATTTGATCGTGACCGTACTCATACGAATTGCCCTTCCTGTTGGCTTACAAAGCGAGCTGGGAAATTGCCCTCTTGGGAGTTGCCTGTACCTTCGCCTTCGTACCAGGCGTTGGACAGCACCAGGGTTTTGCCGTTGGAGAACTCGAGCGAAACAGTAATCCCCGTCGCGCCGACCAAGTCCTCGATACTCACGCCTGAGCCGTCCCGAATCTCGCCCTCGATGAACGCGGCTTGGGGCGCCTCGCTGTACCCGTCAACTCCAGTAGCGCCAATGAGCGGGGCGCGGAGGGGCTTACCCAGGTTCCAGGTGAAGTTGCCCACGGCGTCGAATGTCTTACCGTCGATCTTGAGGGCCAAGAGGCCCCCCCGTACTGGTGCGTTTGCCATTTATAAAACCCCTTACGTCAAGTAGCTTAACGCTTTTTGGATTAGTTCCGGGTTATCCAAAAAGGAGCCCAGGCCAGTGTTGCACTTATAGCATAGAATCCCGCGAACTCGCCCGGTGTCGTGGCAATGATCAACAAAAAGAGACTTTCCGTTCTTGTTGGTTTCCGCTCCGCATATTGCGCACCCACCACCCTGGGCTTTCAGCATGTCGTCGTATTGCTCTATGCTCATTCCGTAGTTTTTCGTCAAAGCGTAATGCTTTTTCTTTTCTGCGGTCTGGGCCGCCCACCAAGTCTTTTGCCCGCTTGTGTAACTTTCAATACGAACGTCTCGATATGCTTTCGCTTTGGCCGCGGACTGCGGGTCAGCTGCGTAACGCGCTCGTTTTGAGGCAAGTACGCGCTCTTTATTACGTTCTCGCCAAGCGTCACTGTATTGTCTGGCGCAAAGTTTACAGCAGCCTGAGCCCGACTTAGCTACAGCTTTGGGAAACAAAGACAGTTCCTTCGTTTCTCGGCACTTACTGCACCTAATTTTTCCATCCACTATAGCCACGCCCAACCCTCCAAGTATTAGAGGGCTGAGCATACAGTTTATTTGCTACAAAATAAACTGTATCTTGTTGCCAATAATTCTCAGCTGGTTCACGAGATCCGGCACCAGCAGGTTATCCATGCGGTTACGGTCCGCCAGGTTGCGCTCGGCAACACTCGCCGCTTTGAAGGCGTCGATATTTTCCACAAGGCCGATCACCTGCATCGACTGGGCCCAGGCCACCATTTCCGCTTTCATGCTTTTCGGCGTAACGATCACGGTCTCTTGGCCTGAGCCAAAACGGTTACCGTCGTCCGCCAGCTTGGCGCGGGGGAACTTGCGCAACAAGAGGTCCTTCCAGTCGTGGCGCAGGTATAGCAGCGTGAACAGGGTTTCGCTGTCCAGGTAGGAGGCATCCGCGCCGCCGGCCGGATTGGTCTTGTACGTGGTGATCAGGCGCTCGACCTGCATCACGCCGGCCGTGGTCACCTTGGACGTGGCGATCCCGTCATAGAGCAGGATGTTACGGTCCGTGATGGTGAAGCGGGCGGTCTCCGCCGGCGGGAGGCACCAGACGTAGGACAGGTTCTGAATCGGACGGGCCGGGTCGTTGGCTGCGGAGAACGCCGCAATGGACGCGGTCTCGGCGGCCTTTTCGTAACTCGGCATTGGCTCATTCGTAGCCTGGACCAGGGTCAAGTGCTCACTGTTGCGGCCGTTGCCGATGGTGCCAAGTGCCGACAGGGTGCCTTTGACCGCGCCAAAGATGTGGCCTTCGACTTCCCGCAGCGGACCCCAGCGGCTGAACTGTTCGTTCTCGAGGATCACCAGGTTGGCGGTGTCGGTGTACGCAGTGGCCCAGACCTGGAACCATTGATCGCCCAAGGCGTCCATGGCCGCAGTGATATCCGGGTTACCAGTGCCACCAGCAAACGCCGTGAAAGTCACGCCCACCCCGGCTGGCAGAGTCTCGCCGTAGTAGTTGGCGCGCACATCCAGGGAGTTGCCGGTCTCGCCTTTGTTGCGGGCGGTGAACGTCACAACGCCAAGAGCGGAGGATGCAGTGACTGGGAGACCCGTGGTCGCCGCAAGTGCGGTCACAACGCTAGCTGCGATCACCGTCGCGGAATCCGCAGTGAGCACGCCGACCGATACTTTGCGGCCGGCTACATACAGCGCCAGGGTGCCCGCCGAAGTAGCGGGGCCCGTAATAGTCAGGGTTGCGGTGGAGGCGGCGCCGGTTCCTGGATCCGCGACAGGCAACAGGTACAAGTCCGTGAAGTTGTCTTGCTCGAGCGCGGCAGCAGCCATGCCCGCCAGTACCGAGCCCGCGCCGGTCAGCGCGTTTGCCTGGGCCGTGGTGGTCACCTGCACCGGGACGTTTGCCAGTGCGGTGCCCGCGGCCAGCATGGTGCCAATCAACAGACGGCGGTAGGGGAGCAACTGCGCACCCGTCAAGGCTCGGGAGTTGTCCACCTCAGAATAGACGCCCGGCACCCGCAGGTTGCTGGGGATGCGGTCAAATGGAATAGGCATTTATTCTTGCTCCTTGACGGGCTTATCATCAACCTTGACGACGTCACCGTCCGTCAAGCGCTTGCGCCAATAGGCGTTCATTTCTACCGGCTCACCCTCGGCGGTCAGATGACGCATACCCGCGTCGGGATTGCGCACCAGGTTTTTCCCTGCGGGTTTGAGTCTCTGAATCTCAGTCATGGAGGATCACCGTTTGCTGATTGTCCGCATTCTCTACCCGGTAGGTGTTGGCCGCGGTAATAAAATCGTCCAGGGTGTCCGCTTTCGCGGCGTCTGGTAGGTTCGAATAGTACGTCATTTCAAAAGAAATAGCACAGGCGCCCGTTATCTGTGCCTCGCCCACGTCGCGCACCGCCATCTGGGTGCCGGAAAGGGAGAAGGTCACACCGATGGACTCCCAGGGGAAGCGCGATATAAGCACCTCAACCTGTTCCGCGATGTGGTCGAGAAGGTCGTCGGTGTCTTCGCCGCCGCCTGCATGAATCTCCACGCCTATGATTGCTCGCCGCTCGAAGCAAAGCGGCGCCACGTTATAGACCTGGGATGTTTCGTCGTTGGTGTAGACGACCATGGCCGGCAGCTCAGATACCCAGCCGCCCACGTTGATAAATGGCCGGGCCCGGTTCTTGTAAACCTTGGAGCCACAGTCGGTGTTGCCGTTCAACAGCTCAACGAATTTATTCCGGATCATGATGCGCGGGTGCATGTCAAGGCTTCCGGATAATTGTTTCGCTTAGGAATAGGGTTGTGCCGGCCTCGCCATCTGGCTGCACGTCGGTAATGCTGAAGGTCACACCGTTGAGGATAATCCTGTCGGTGCTGGGGTTGCGTGGTGTCGGGAGGTCCGCGGTGTTCACGCCCATGATGGGGCGCTTGCTGGACTGTTCAACGCCGGTCTCGGTGTTCACCGTAAAGTAGGTGTCGTCGAATACCACGTTTTCTATCGGCGTATCGGGAAGCCCCAGGCGCACATAGAGTGCGCCCAGGTCCTGGCGGAACGTGCGGACAGTGGCACGGTGCACCATCTGCGCCAGCGCGTTCCAACCCATTACGCGACCGCCACGACGCCCACGCCGTTGAGGCGCACGCGACCGACTGCCGAAGGGTTCGCAGCTGCCTCGGTGGCAACGCCCACCAGGAAAGCACCCGTTGCGCTCACGCTGGTGAGTGCGCCGCCTGCGGCTGGCGAGTAGATCAGCTGCCCCTCGGTCCACGCCTGGGCGCTGACTTTAGGCAGCTCAAACACGCCGTCCAGTTTGACCGCGCCTTTTACGCCCACCAGCACGGAGCACTGCGGGACGCCGAAGAACGCGCCGACACGGACCGGGACGCCCGAGGTAAACCCACCAGCCGGTGCGGTGAGGTCGATGATACTGCCGGGTTGCACATAAACTTTCATCTTGGTAACTCCACGAGAATTAGAGGGCCGCGTCCTTGCGGCTGTTCAAATCGGCTTATGCGCCTGCGTTCTTGTAGAGGGAGCGGTAGTCAACAAATGCCGCGCCAAACACCAGGCGGCCTTTGACTTCGATCCCGTCAACCTCGAAACCTTCGCGGGTCTCGGTGAACATCCCGCCTTCGCCAGCGAGGTAGCTATAGACGAAGGTGTCCGCCCCGTCGCCAACCAGATACCACTCGTTGCCCTGGATGCGTGGCTCCACGATCACTTGCAACGTGGTGTTCTGCACCGGGTTGATAGTGCCGTTGCTCACTGGCACGTAGTTGGTGCTGGTGAACTGGTACGCCTCGAGTTCCTTGTCTGGGCCCACCACCAAATAGCGTGGGGTGATGTTGATGTAGTTCTGGCCGTTGAGGCCTTTCTGTTTACGCATGGCGGCACGAGCAGCGGCCAAGGTGGTGATGTTGATCGGACCGGCGGAAGCCGCCAGGTTACCGTGTGGCGCCGAGTAGATCGGCTGGCCGTCGATCCAGTTCGGGTTGGACAGCAACAAGCCCCAGACGATGTTGCTCTCGGTCTGGCGAGCACCGGCAGCCAGTTGCTGCGGCAAGCGGTTGAACGCGCCCAGGTCGTCATTGATCATCGACTCCCAAGTAAAAGCAATGATCTTGCCGTACTTGTCGACTTTATACGAGTTGCCTTCCTCCGGCAGTTCGTCGTATTTGTACTCCCCGCCCTCGAGAACCTTCTCGAATGCTGCGGCGTCGCCCAGGGCGACAACAGTGCGGGAGCGGAAGTCGTTCACGTCGTCTTGACGGCCGAGCGGCATCCAGGTCGGTTCGGTCTCTGCATAAGCCGCGCGCAAGGTGCGGTCGATGGAGTTGCCCAGGATCAGCGGGAAGTCACTGGTGCTTTGCATGCCCGCCGAACGGCGCTCACCTTCAGTCGCCAGGTTGAGGGATACGCGGGCAATCTCACGACGGCTCATGCCGCGGATGTTACCGCCGGCCATTTCAATGCACTGACGGCCCATGTCGATTAGGCTGAAGCCACGGAAGTTGCGGGCGTCACCTTCAAGCTTGTTCTTCGACGGGTTGGCCCGGTGGCGGATGGCCGCGCCCATGGCTTCCAGGGTTTTGGTATTGTCCACCGGTGCTCCGTTATGAACGTTGCTTACAGTGGCTTGGCGTTGAGCCAAGGCCACCAGGATGGCAGTCTGGGCGGTCTGGGCGGTTACGCCCCGAGCTATCAGCGCGTCCAGGTCTACGCCCGAATTAGGGAACGTGCGGCCCAGCTCGCGGATGGCGGTTTGACGGTTGGCCTCGGCGCGGCGGCCGCGTTCTTCAGCGGCCAGTTCGTCGGCGTTGGCTTCGCCCGGAATAGGCGGCACCTCAGTGGCTGGCGGAGTGACGCCCAGGCCTTCGTCCAGGTTGTCGAGGGCCTCCTCGAGTTCCGCCTCGATGGTCTCGAGGACCGTCTGGGCGTCTTCGATCTTGGCCTCATCCGCGACTTCGCGGGCTTGGGCCAGGCCGGCGCGGGCTTTCGCAAGCGCGGCGCGGATAACTTTAATAGAACGCTTCATTTTCGATAACCCCTTTGAACGGTTGATTACTTCAGCGGTGAACGTGCGGGGCGACGCGCCGCCGCGGACTTGTGCGCCAACGTCAAATGGCACTGGCACAAAAGATAGTTCCAATGGTTCCCAGTCGATGGCAACCATGCGTCGCGGTTCGCCGTCCGTGGTCGACTCAACGACCTCGTACTTATAGACGACATACCCAACAGAGATATTCCGGACGATCCCGTCCCGCACTTTGATCCAGTACGGTTCGGCGTCGGGGGTGTTAGCAAAACGGACCGTGGCGTAACCTACGCCGTTCTCGATCCATGCGCGGTCTACCACGCCAATCTGGTCGTCGAGGTCGCCGGACTGGTGGGTGTTGAGGAGAGGTGCGCCATTATTGAGCCGGTCCATGCGCACGCTGGAATCATCAACCCGCAACGACTCCAGCCACACCTCGCCGTCCCACTCGCAGCGCTCGCCCTCCGCGCCGGTGGTCCAAATGATATCGACCGTGCGTGCCTCGGCATTTACAGACGCAGGGACGAAAGCCGCCCGGGTCTGCACCTGGGACTGAGTCCGCGTCTTGCTGCGTTGCATGAATCTCGGCACTCTGACGACCTCGTCAATTAGATCATTTAGTTCTATGCGCCCGAGTCTATGCGGTATTTTCCGGGGGCGCAACTGCCGGTGCGGTGCCTGCTCCAGCCTCGGCCACCATCCTCGGGTCGCCGGTAAAAATCAGGCCGGCCGCGTCCAAGGCCTCGTTGTCCTGGCGGATCTGTTCGATGTGCGCCTCGGTGTCGTTAATGCCGCGTTCCTTCAGCATGCCCGTGTAGCTCAGACCGCCCAAACGCATTTCCTCTTTGTAGGCCTCCAGCTCCTTGGTCGGGTCGATCAGGTCGCGGCGTGGCGCTACCCAACTGGCGGCAATCGGCTCGGCAAAGCCTTCGGCCGAGAGCGCTGCACCTTCGTTGAACCAAGCCCACACGGTGTCGCACAGCTGAGGCACCAGCATCTGCCAGCGCCAAATATCAATGTTGCGCCCGAACTCGAGCCAACCCATGCGGCCGCTGGTGAAGCTCACGCCGTTGAGGTCGCCGGTCAAAACTTCATAGGGCACCCCCAGGCCGACCGAGGTCGCCCGTAGGGATTGTTTAGAATATGCCTCGTACCCGTTGAACGTGGGCGGGGTGCCAAACGTGATGTTCTCATTTGGCCCCAGGCGCTCGATGATGCCCGGCTCCACCCGGTCCAACAGGTCGCGCGGGTCCGCAGCTACGGCAGGGCCTGGCGTGCCGGAATCGTCCGAATGCACGAACGCCGCAAAGCACGCCGCGATCTTGGCTTGTTCAATTACCGCGTCTTCCATTTCGTCGAAGTTGCGCATGCGGAGCATCACCGGTGCAAGCCAGGTGTAGCCGCGCATCTGCCCCGGGCGTTTGGGCAAGTAAATGAGGCGCATATCCTCGGTCGGAACAAACACGCTCTCGTGCAGGGTCATCAGCTGGCGCGAGCCATCACCGGGGTGCTGCGGGTAAACCCAATATCCTGTTTTGTGACCGGTCACGTTGTACGCAATTCCGTCAACTACCCGAGAGCCGTCGGGCATGACGTGGTCCCGGCTGTTGTCCAGGTGATCCGCTTCCATCACTTGCAACTGGAAATTGAGGATATTTTTACCGGGGGTCCACACGCGCCGGATCAGCACCTCCCCCGACTCCGGGATAGAGTTCATGACCATGTGCTGCATGCCGTAGAAGTTCATCATGCCGTCGTGGTCACAGACGGGAGTTTCAGCCCACCGCTTCCATAAGGCGAGGGCTCGTTTCTTCTGGCGTGCTCGACCCTGGGGGTCCGGCACAATGCCGTAGCCCACGACGTTGGCCGCAATGGCGGATATGCCGCGCTCGGCGTACGGGTTGTTGCGCCGCATATCCCGGGCCCGGTCTCGCAACAGGCGCTGGCCCTTGCGAATCTCGGCGTTGCTGTCGGTCGACATGGTGTGCCAGCCGGCAGTGCGGCGCCCGCGGTCTGCGCCTTCAAAGCCTCGCTTCTGGTCCAGCAGCTTGCGCGCTATTGAACGGCGCAGGCCGGCTACTGGGTTGAACGCGGCTACGATTGAGTCAAATAGATTCACGGGCAGCACCTGCAGTCGCGGTTGAAACAGCAATCGCCGGCGGTTTGCCCAGTTGGGCGCAGGCCTTTGGAGAAGGTGGCGTAGGTGCGCCCCCGGCCGGGAGAGGTCAAACCGAGGTCATTGCCTAGCATGCGCAGGAGCAATAGCATGTCCTGCAGACTTCGATAACTCACACTCTTGCTGCCGCCTGGGTGGGTGTAGCTTACGGTCTGTGCCCCGCTATAAAAGGCCGCCCGTAGCTCCAAATATTGCTGCATGGTTGAAGGTACAAATTCGTCGGCCATTTATCGGTTCTTCCAGAAAGATTCGCGTTTAGGCTTGGTTTTTCGTGGCGTTTCGGGTTCTTCGCTGGTGGCTGACGTGTGGTCAATGCCCAGTTGTTTCTCCAGCTCTAGCCAGTTTTCCTCCTTGTACTCGTCAAGCCTGAGCAAGAAGGCGGCCCCGCGAGCATACACCGTACAGTCTAGCACCTCAACGCGGGCCCTTTTCTTCTCCCACACGGTCGACGTGCGGCCGCGCTTGTCCTTCTTGGTAATCGCCTCCTCGCCGGTGAGCTGTTCGAAAAATTCCTGGCTCAACTCCGGGAAGTGGATATAGCCCCGTGGCGTGGGCTGCGTTGGGTCCAGCTCATACCGCAGTTGGGCGTACAGCTCAGGCTTGGCGATGTTCAACGAGATACGCCACAGCTTCGTGGCCCGGGCGCGCTTCTTGCCGTCGGCCTTGATCTGTATCGGCTGCGCGGACTGGACCAGCAGGTCGCCCGTGTGCAGGCCCTTGACCGCCATCACCGAGCCCTGTGGTTGTTCGGCGCACCACTGGTAGACCGTGGTTGTCTGGTCTGAGGAGTCGACGGCCAGCATGCGGATGGGCACCGCCACGCCGGCGAACTCGTGGGGGAAATAACTCTCCCGCCATTTCTCCAACCCTTTCCAGGCCGGGCCGTCCAGGTTGCTGGTGTCCCCGTGGAATTGCTGGTGGTCGATAACCCACCGTTCCATATTGCGGCCCCAGGCGTAGGCCACGACCTCGATCCAGCCCTCCCCGTTCGGGCCCTTCTGGACGTCGGCTGCGGCGGTGATCATGAGACCGCCCATCGGCACTACGCCCAACTTGAGCGCGGGGTCGCGGCGGTTGTACAAGCGCTGCCAGTCCGGGGCCTCGCCCCGTTCCTTCCAGGTCTCGCCCAGCACGGTGTTGACAAACACCTTCAGTTTCTCGGGGTTGCCCTGGGCGGTCTCCCACTCCTCGGCAATCTCCGCCCAGGACTGCCAGCCGACTGGGCTGTAGAGCGAGGACAGGTGATAGCCGCGGCGGTCATGCCCTGGGTTCTCTGGCGTCCACTCCCCCGCCTCGAGCATGGCCGTCTTCTGCCAGTGCTCAATGCGCCCCTCGCATTCCTGGCAAATGTAGTGCGCGGTTTTGGGCTGGCCGGCAATCCACTTGAGCTGGCGGAATTCAAACTTGATCATGGCGCTACAGCACGGGCAGGGCATGCGGTAGTAGCGCCGGTCGCTGTTCTCGAACAGGTCTGCTATCCGGCTGTGCCCCTCGACCGTGGGTGTCGACGGGATGAATATTTTCTTGCGCCGGCCGTAGGCGTTGGTCCGCTTGCGCGCCAGGGCCTCGGGGTCCCCCTGCTGGCCGACCTCGGTTTGATACTCGTCTATCTCGTCCAGCACCAGGAAGCGGATAGACGCCGAGCGCAGGCCTGCGGTGGAGCTGGCCCACTTGAACAGCCAGATCCCGCCCGGGAATTCCTTCTCCTCCAGGGTGTTGCCGCCATCCTTGGAGCGCGCGGCCGGCACGCGCTCGGCCAGGGGCGGCGTGGCTACCAGCATAGGGTTGATTTTCTGGCGCACGTTCCGGTTCGCCAAGTCCTGGGACGGCTCGAGGAACAGGCCAGGGCCGGGGGCGTGGTGGATCACATAGCCCACCAGGTTGTTGGCTACCTCAGTGAACCCGAGCTGGGCGCCCTTCATCGCGACCGTCTCAATCACCGGCGAGACAATGGATAGGTTCTCCATAATTTCACGCAGGTAGGGGGTGCGGGAGGTCCGCCACTTGCCTGGCTCGGGGGAGCCCCGGCTATCCAACATGCGGTGCTCGTCCGCCCACTCACCGATAGTGAGTTGAGGGTCGGGCATCAACCCGGCCGCGAAGGCCTGGCGGTATTCCGCATCCGCGCTCAGCGGGGCGGCGAGGTCAGCCGACGTCAGGGCGTTCAATAACGATTCCCTCCGCCAGTTTGGACAGGGCATTGCGGAACTCGGTATCGAGGTAGGCGCTGATTTTGTTGGCGTCGTCCATGGTTGCCAGCTCGTCGGCCAACCGGTCCTTGATCAAGAACAGGGCGTCGCGTACCTCCCGCGCCACGTTGAACGCTGCCCGGGTCACTTCCTCGCGGTTGACTTGGCTCCCGGCCAATAGCTCGGCCTTGGCCTGGGCGTGCATGGCGTCAAAGTATTCCTTGCGCGCCTGGCTCACGATCCGCTTGGGGACGCCCGTCGTCGGGTCAATGGCGGCCGGGTCCTCGGGATTGAACTCGCTGTCCGGGACCGGGGGGGCAATAGTGGGTTTGATCGCAGGGGGTTTTGGCTTGGCCGTGACGCGGTTGTGCGCTGCACGCGCTGGCGCCGTAGCCATCGACCCCAAGGTCATCGGTTCGGGTGCGTCTTTGCGGTGGTGTTTGGTGTCGGTGTTTAGGTCCCACTCCCGGTTGGCTAGCGTGACGTCGCCAATCCAGGGTTTATTTTTGACCATCACTAGGCAGTGCACGAGGCGCCCAGCCTTGATCGCTTTCCGTACCGCCTCGTCTGACACGCCGCGAAGGCGGGCATATTCGGTGACACGGATAGGTGCGGCCAAGGTGGGGCTCCTCAAAGATGGGTTGGTGCAATTGTCTGGTGTTCGCCTTCTGTTGCGCGCCCCGGAGTGACGTTGCATACAGCCTTGGCATACCGATATCGACTTACGGGCGACTTGTCCCGGCACCCACGGCCAGACTCCACTTACAACGAAACGGTGGCCGCTGTCCAAAGGGACGCATCTTTAAGCCATTCGCCGCAATTGCACCAGATGATCAGTCGGCCGCCGCATTTAACGTCTGCTGGACCGGAGAACACATTGATCCCGACTTACCTTTTTAGAGGCTCGGGGAGCGCACAGGCTCCGACTGATCATCTGGTGCAACTTGCCGCGGGTGCGGCCACTAATCTTGGCGCTGGTTGATAGGCCCGGCAATTTTTAACGTGGCTGCCGGTCCACTTTCCCAACCGTGACACCCCCGTAAATACGGGGCCATCCGGTCAGTGGTTGGGAATTTAGCAAATTACCCGACCGTAGTAAACCAACCGTTTGGAAATTCTCGCAGAGCATTTTTTGCACGGCGCGAATTACC